ATATAAAACCTAATTAAAACCTAATTAAAACCTATATGAAACAATGTTCGAAGTGTCAAAAGGAGTATTCGGGGAGGGGAGAAGTATGCAACACATGTCGGTCAAAGAAGAGCCGCATGCAACACAAAGAGGAAATCGTTGCAACACAGTCCGTTGAAGAAACATTTTGCCACGGATGCAACACAAAAGTGGAAGCGATAGTTTGCATCTGCCATCTATGTATCGCAAAAGGCGTAACGCATAAGTCGTTAGGATTGGATATAGCCGTCTGTACCCCCGAACCGGTTAGTAATTTCGGCGAACCGAACTGGAAGAAACATTTCAAAACAAAAGACGAAGCTAAAGCCAGTTTATTAAACACACTGGCGGCGTACAAAGGAACAATGGGCCGTTTTATGGCGTTCGGGTATGATCTGCCCGCTAAACTTATAGAAACCCCTACAAGTAAAGGTAAAACAGCATAGCTATCTATGCATCAAATAGGAATAACAACCGCCGTAAAGAAGATACAGGACCTAAAAAAAAGAATAAGGGCCATACAAGGCGGCACGGCGGCCGGTAAGACCATCGGCATACTCGAAGTTCTTATTGATCTCGCACAGAGAGATGAAAGCCCGAAGATAACATCTATCGTGTCGGAATCGTTCCCACATCTTAAACGCGGAGCTATCCGTGATTTTTTGTTTATACTTGAATCATTAAATAGATTCGAAGAAAAACGCTGGAATCGTACGGACTCGACATACACATTTGAAACCGGCAGTAAGATAGAATTCTTTTCCGTAGACGAAGTAGGCAAGGTACGCGGCCCGCGTCGTGACAGGTTATTCATCAACGAAGCTAACAACGTATCGTTTGAAACATTCGAACAGCTGGAAATACGAACAAACGAAATAATATTTCTTGACTGGAACCCAGTACAAGAGTTTTGGTTTTATTCTGAAGTAAAGCACCGTGAGGATACGGACCATCTTATTATTACATACAAAGACAATGAAGCCCTGAACACATCTATCATTGCAAGCATAGAACAAAGGAAACACAGGAAGGGTTGGTGGCAGGTGTACGGGCTTGGTATGTTAGGCGAAATAGAAGGGAAGATATACAAGGACTGGGATATTATAGATGAAGTCCCGCACTATGCAAGGTTAGAAAAATACGGCGTGGACTACGGGTATACCAACGATCCTACGGCAATAGTCGCGGTGTATTATTTCAACGGGGGATATATCATAGACGAGATAGCGTATCAAAAAGGTTTATCGAATAAGCAAATAGGGGATATACTTTTGAACTGTGAACAAGCGCCGATAGTTCCCGATTCCGCAGAACCGAAGTCCAACGATGAACTGAAAGCATACGGTCTAACAACTATACCGGCCGAGAAAGGTCCCGATTCCGTAAGAAACGGAATACAGTTAGTCCAAGATCAAAGAATATCGCTTACTAAAAGATCTGTGAACCTTATCAAGGAATATAGAAATTACCTGTGGAAAACAGACAGGGACGGAAAGATACTGAACGAACCGGAACACGAATACTCTCACGGTATGGATGCGGCCCGGTATGCGATTTCTTCGATACTTAAAAAGCCCAATTTCGTAATTCCAAAAGCAAGCGAACCCGTAGCTTCTTTCTACGGAGATCGTGAAATGCCGTTTTAAGTATAAGCAAATACTATGGATATTGGAAAAATAGAACTTCAGATACAGGATATCGGCGCAGAAGAACTGGAAAGATACAAGGAAATTATCTTCGCGCTTCTTTATTGCGGAGGACTTTCCGGGGTTAAGAATGGGCGTACAGTTATTCATTTTGACGAACAAGGAATTTTCAAGGGTATACAGCTGGATTATTGGCCGTTTCGCAGAAGAACTTCTTGACAACTTTCTTATTTCGTGTATACTGAAAAAAAATATAAATACATAGCCCTTACCATACAACGGCGGGCAACCTTTCAATAGTAGAGGTTGTTCGCTTTTTTGTAAATCTAAATCTAAATAAGATGGCCTATAACATTTTAGAAGGAAATTTCACACGAAGTCCATTACTGGAACGTCTTTTCCATGAAAAGGAATCGGCGAATGAACTACAGAAAAGAAAGCATGAAGATTGGACGGAGAACTACGAATTGTATCGCAACAAAGTTAAAACGAACCGTCTGACGCAACGACAGGCAGTGAATATTCCCTTGATGAAAGAAACAGTTAAAACACTGCTTTCCAAGATTGATGAAAAGCCGGAAATAGAATGGAAAGAAAACGCGGGCGAACTGCAAAAACAGCTTATATTTCAGGAAATATGGAATGAAACAGAAAACAGGAATAATATTGAACTTTTAGATATTTTAGATAAAAAGAATGTTCTTCTGTATGGGCTTTCTTGTAAGAAACTGAACCTGAATACCAAGGACGGTTGGATTGATATTTCCGTTTTAGACCCCTACGATATTGTTTTCGATCCCCTTACAAATCCATGGGCATTGGATTCTTCAAGGTTTATTATTCATCAGAATATATTCCGTTCCGTACGGGAAATACTTGCCGATGACAGGTATTCTTCCGAAGGAAAGGAAGAACTGAAAGTATGGGCTGACTCCGAACCGGGAATAACGCAGTCAACACAGAATAAAGAATTATGGGAAAAGAAGATGGAACGGCTACGGTCAATGGGCATAAATCATCAGGACTTTGATTTATTCGCAGGCGGAGATCGTCTTGTTAATCTTACGGAACACTACACGACCGTATGGAATAAGAAGAATAAGGACTGGGAAAAAAGGGTCGTCGTATACGCGGAAGATACGATTGAACTTTTAGACGAAACCCTTGAAAATCTGATAGGCGTTGACTTCTGGCCTTTTGTTGCATGGTCGGAAGACCCGGAAATAAATGAAATATACCCCGATTCCATTGCCGATCTTGTAAGAACTCCGAATAAAGTGCTGAACGTCTGGTTTTCACAGCTTTTGGAAAATAGGACCTTGAAGAATTTTCAGATGCACTGGTTCCTTCCTTCATCAAATTATACGCCGCAGACCTATACTCCGGGACCTGGTGCTATGTTACCCTCTCCTCCGGGGGATGATATAAATAAAGTCATTAAACCCGTTGAAGTATCGGGACTGGAAGATACGCTGCAGGCGATACAAACAGTTACACAGATAGTTGAAAGGGGAACAGCGGCAACTGCTATTCAAAAAGGAGAACACGAAAAAGGAGTACAGACATTAGGCGAAGTTCAAATACTTGTAGGGAAAGCACAGGAAAGGACTGTAGGAATAGCTAAGTTCTACCGCATTGCGTGGAAAGAACTTGCTTTGAAATGGAGCAAGATACTTGAACAAAACGCGCCTAAATTGGTGAAACTATCAAAAATATCAAAGTCGGGGAAATTGTATTCAAGGACTTTTCTTAGAAAGGACTGGAAGTCGGAAGATGGGTATACTCCCATAGTTCGTTCATCTTCCGAGCAAGAAGTTGAAAATACAAAGGGAATACAAAAGTTCCTTTTCATTCTTTCCCAATTTCCCAATAACTTTTCTTTGCGAAAAATAGCGCAAAAAAGGATGCTCGAAATCGTAGACCTATCTCCCGAAGAAATAAAACAAATAGAGGAAGAGGAAGAACGGTTGAAAGGTCAAATACAGGCGCAGGGCCTACAAGGGGCGCAACAAGGGTTACCGCAGGCAGGCGGTATGCAACAAGGTGGAATGGGGGAAATACAGCAAAGGATCGGAGAACTTACAAATCTCGCGGTAGCTTAGAATAAAGATAAAAATAATAAACTAAACTAAAATAAAATAAACTAAATAAAACTTATGGCAGATATAGACCAATTCAAACAGTTATTAGATCAAAGCATAGAAAAAGTTAAACAAGCTCGTTTTGAAAACGAAAGAAAACATTTATTGTCTACAATCGGGAAAGACCTGACAAATATACTTTCCCCCATTATTCAGAACATTGCTGCGGACGCGAAAGTTAACAAGGAAACAATGCGGGAAGTAATGTACGAACTTTTATCGGAAACCGCAAACCTAAAGAATACTTCCGAAGGAATAGACACGACTCCGATTATTGAAACCATTGAAAGAGCATTCGGGAATATCTATATTCCAGAACAGAAAGTTACTGTCAACGTTCCGAAAATAGATATTATGGAAGTAGCTTCAAAGATAAAAC